GATCGAGAGCCTCGGGATGGATCCCTTCAGCAGGTCCCCGATCTTCCACCCAGAGGGTGAGATCGAGAAGTGAGGCATGGGGATGCTCGGCCACTTGAACTGGAAGTTAAAGAAGCCCTTGATGCTGTTGATGATGTTGCTGATCGTGTTCTTCGCGCTGTTCATTTTCTCGCTGATCGTGTTGTAGACGTTGCTGAAAACGGTGCTCGCGGAGCTCTTGATCGCGTTCCATGCCGTCGAGGCGTTGCTCTTTACACCGTCCCAGAGGCTCGAGAACTTCGTCGAGATCGGTCCGGTGATGTTCGTGCTAAACCACGAGCCGGCGGAGGTCCATGCGCTTTTCACGCCTGTCCACGCCGTAGATGCAGCACTTTTGATGTTGTTCCATGCGTTGCTGAAGAAGTTGCCGACCGGTTCCGTCACGTTGGTCTTGAACCAGCTCGAGACGGAGGACCAGACGCTCTTGATGGTCTCCCATGCGTTCGTGAAGATCTCGGCCGCTTTCTGGCCGAACTGTTTGAACCACTCGATCACCTTTTTGACTGCTTCCGTGATCCCTTCGATGACAGACGTGAGGATCTGGATCGCTGCGACCAGCACCTCGCCCGCGAGCTCGGCGATCCATTCGAGGATCGGCGTCAGGACGGAGAGGACGTTTTCGATCAGCCAGCTCAGCACGTCGATGATCGGCGTCAGGATAGGCATGAGAGCCTCGAGCAGCTTCACGATGACCGGAAGGATCGAGTCGCAGAGCTGCTGGATGATAGGCATGAACGTCTCGAGCAGCTGGATCACGATCGGGAGGATCTTGTCGATGATCTGGTTGATTATAGGCATTAGCATTTCCAACAGACGGATCACGACCGGAAGGACTGCGTCGATGATCTGGCCCACGATAGGCAGGAGAGTCTCGAGCAGCTTCGTGATCACCGGCAGGACTGCGCTGATGATCTTCAGAAGGATCGGGAGCAGCTGCTTCACCAGTTTCACGATGACCGGCATGATGTTCTTGATGATCGTTTTCAGGATCGGCGTCAGCATTTGGATGACCTGAACGAGGACCGGCAGGATGTCGGTCATGATCTCGACGATCGGAGGGATCAGTTCCTCGCCGATGGCTGCTGCCATGTCGAGGATCTCCGGGAGCAGCTCCTCAATGAGGGGCATGATGCTCGGGACGATCTTCTCCACGATCGGGACCAGTTTCTCCGTCATCCGTTCAATGATCGGGATCAGTCCGTCCATGGCCTTGCTGAGGACCGGCATGAGGTCGTTGATCATCTTGAATACTGCATTTGCCAGAGGCTTCAGGGCGACCTCGCCCTTCTGTTTGAGTAGCTGCAGCATTTCCGCGAAGTCGTAGGTGTCCTCTGCGGCTCCTCCGATCGGTTCGCTGGATGCTTTCAGCTCTGCCTCGAGGTCTTTGAGCGATAGCGCTCCGGACTCGACCGCCTCGACCATGGTGGCGGCGCCTTTAGTTCCGAACACCTCGCAGGCGATGTTGTACGCCTCCGTCGAGCTCTCTGCGTTCAGGATGGCGTCAATGTACGAGTCTATTCCCTCGTTGATATTCGTGAAGCCGTCGGCTGCTGCCTTCTTCGCGGCCTTGTTCAGGGCTGTCATGACCGTGCTCGAGTCGTAGCCGGCCTTCTCGACCTGACCGAGGAGCGTCGCCGCGTCCTCGAAGCTGTACCCGCACTCCTGCAGGATCGCTCCGGAGCTTTGCAGCTGCCCCATGAGATCAGAGAAGCCGACGCCGGTGCTCTGGCTGACCTTGAAGATGTAGTCCATGGACTCGCCCATGTTCTCGGCCTCGATGTCCCAGTTTTGGAAGGCTTTGCTCGATGACTCAATGACGCCGCCGAGATCCTCGCCGAGCATATCGGCGACTTGGATCGCTTGGACGCTTATGTCCTCGAGGCCCTTGCCGGTGAGGCCGAGCCGTGTGTTGTAGTCTGCGATCGCTTTGGAGGCGTCCTCCATCGAAGTCGGGACGGAGGAGTAGACGTTGTCGAAGCTGTCAAGCAGCCCGTCCAGAGCGTCGCCCGTGGCGCCTGTGCCGATCCGGAGCGTGTCCTCGACCTCGTCGAAGCGTCCCCCGAGGTCTGCGAGATACTCGCCGGCCTCAAAGACTGCCTTTCCGATGGCGACGACGCTGGCCCCCACGGCTGCGCCGACGGCGATCGCTTTGACGTTCAGGCCGCCGAGCTTATCTGTCGCGCCTTTTATTGATTTTTCCAGACTTGGGCTTATGCTTCCCGCGATGCTTACGACGGCTTCAAGCTGTTTAGACAATGCGATCACCTCCTTTTCTGCGGCTTATAGAGCCGCGGCTTGTTTCCTTGTTTTTGTTTCTGCCGCTCCTGCTCCTCGCTGAGCTGTTCAGCGGCTTCCGCATACTCCACGAGGAAGTCGATCAGGCTTTTCCTTTCGAGCTCTGTGACTCCGGTGTGGTAGACGCGGGCGTAGTCTCGGAGGGCTCGCCGGACTCGCTTTCCTGTGACTCCTCGTCCTCCGATTTCAGAATAAAATTTCGGCCGATCCCTGTGACCTCCACGACGTCAGCGCCATGGAGACGCTCGAGATCCGCCCAGTCGATCTCCGGGTTGACTGCGATGATCGCAGCGAAGCCGAGATAGAGGTGAAGGCCGAAGTCGAACTCGACCGCCGGCGTGATGTTCACGGCGCGGCCTGCTGCTGTCTTGCGCTTTGCCTCAGCCTCGACGAAGCCGATGGCGGTGATCGCGTTGCTGTCGTAGGTCAGCTCTTTGACCTGCTTTCCGTTGATTGTGATCGGGTTCTTCAGCTTGATGCTGTTCATGATCATGTCTCCTTTCATAATTGGCAAAAAAGCCCCGGCCGATCTCCGGTCGGGGCTCCTGTGCTTCATGCGGCCGGCTTAGAGCAGGCTGCTGATCTGTTTGTAGTAGTCGACGCCGTTGATCTTCAGAGTCGGTGCGAGGCGGTCAACACAGAGCACCTCTTCACCGTTGCAATAGATCTGCATACGGCTGACGTTGTAGGTGCTTTCAATTTCGGACGCGCTGCCGATCTCCACGCCGATGTCCGGAGTGGAGGCGGGCATTGTCCTGATGAAGGCCTTGCAGCCTTCCTGTGCGACGCTGCCGTCACTCTTTACGACCGACTGCACCCAGCGGAACTCGATCGTGTGCTTGACGAGCTTGTTCATCTTGCTGAAGCCCATGTCGAGGCCGACCTTTGTGATCGCTGCCTGCATATTCTCGAGCAGGCCGATCAGAGGGACGCTCATGTTGCCCAGAGCCTGCACGTCGGCGCTCAGGAAGCTGAGGCCGGGCAGGGTGAAGCTGACGTCCTTGGCGCAAAGTGCGCCGTCACAATACACGGTGTCAGCGACTACCGCGCCTTTGATGTCCATCCGTGCCATGATTATTCACCTCCAAAATAGGCAGCGAAGCCGTCGTCGGTGTAGCAGACGCGAGCGGTGCCGCTCTTGAACGGAGGGGTATTCGTGAACTGAATGTCAAACACGAAGTCGCCCTGCATTACGTCGCTTGTGCTGTTTGCGTTCTCGAGGAACTCCACGGAAGGATCCCCGATAATGGCGCCCAGACCGACCAGACGGTCAAGCTCCTCGTTCTCTGTGTTGATGATGCTGTCCTTCATGCCGAGAGTCATCGGGCTGTCGATTTCGATGCCGTGGCGTCTCTGGAAGCCGTTGGTGATGAACTCGAGCATACGGAAGTTTACGTCGAAGATCGCACGGGGATCCATAGAGGTCCCGTACTTATAGGCTGCAGTGTGAGGGCCCCAGAGTACCCAGCGGCCGTCCCAGAAGCAGAGCGAAGTGATGCCGACCTCGTTGAGATCGTTCGCTTCCACCTGATCGAAGCCCGGGTTGTCGGATCCGGCGCCGAAGTACTGACCGGTCGCCATGATTTCCTTGTTCGACGGGCTTTCCATCGGGACGGACTCGTGGCTCAGATCGACGCGCAGCATGGTCGCAGCGCAGGTGGTGGAGAGGTGGTAGACCTTTCCGGATCCGTCGATCTTCTGAGGCCAGCATACCTTCGAGCGTTCGGATGTGTAGCCGTTTGTGGTCTGCCATGTCTTAGCCTTTGCGATCGTGTCGACAGACGAGCTTGTCGGGATGTCGGCGATGACGAAGGCCTCCCAGTGGCCGTTGATCTTCTGAGAAGCTGCGACCATAGCGGTGTAGACTTCAGGATCTTCAGACCAGCCGGGTGCTGCGATCAGGTTGGTGACTGCGTTGTACTTGGTGTAGAGCTGCTTGATGGCAGCGAGGCCAGTGCTCGAGCCGTCAGCGTTCACGCTGCCGATGATGTCAGAGGCAGTGATGCCGCTGGCGTCTACCGGGTAGTATGTGACGGTCTCGCTCGCTGTGAGCGTGGTGATCGGAGTGATCACGACCACGTCCTCCTCTGCGTCGTACTTGACGGAGAAGTTGGTGTCGCGGACCTTTCCGGTGACGCCGACGCTGTCGATGATAACTTCGTGACCGTTCGAGATCTTGACAGGTCCGCCGGTGAAGTCCTGACTGCTCAGGCTTACCTGCTCGCCCTTGTCGGTGTCAGGATCCAGAACATTGATCACGTAGATCGGGCCGCTGTTTGCGACCGTGTTGTTGAAGTGCTCCGCGAAGGCTTCGCAGAGTGTGAAGTTCTCCCAGTCGTCCGAGTAGCCGAACAGGCTCTTGGCCTCGTTCATGTTGCGGAGACGGACCGGGGTGTTGATGATGCCGGCGGCGGAGTACCCAGAGATCAGGTGGACCGGGGCGGTGCCGATATACACCAAAACGGTGTCGGCCTGAGCCGCGGCCACGGCTTTGCTCTTGGTGATCTCGCCGTAGGCGCCGTGCTTGTATGCCATGGTTTTTGTCCTCCTTCTTTGTTCTGCTTAGAGCAGATCTTCGTATGATTTGGGGGTTTTATTAACCAGACCGGCCTCAATGTTGAAGCTGATCCAGCTGTTCCAGTAGGGGTAGTAGTCCCAGATCGCGCCTTCTTCGACGAACGGACCGAACTCGATGTCCTGCTCTTTGATCAGTCGGACCCCGGCGAAAAACTCGGTGCCCTCGATCTCGCGGAGCGCGACGTCCATGAAGTTCCAGATGTCCTTCCATCCGTCGAGGTTTCTCGCGTAGCTCTGAGGCTCTGCTCCCTGCGTGTAGGCGACGCCGAAGGGTGCGTCCTCCGCTTCATGCGGGACGAAGATCTCGCCGCTTTGCGTACCGGGGTTCCAGCACGAGAGGGCGAGCCTGATCTTCATGTTCCGCCTGTGCTCGGTCATTCGGTCTTTGGCCTCCATGACCTGCACGCAGATGGACGGGATCGGCGCTGCCACGTTAGGAGGTAGCCGGTCCTTTGCCGGGACGAAAAGCGCGAACGCCGCCGGCTTGACGTACTGGACCTGTGGGCCGACGGAGTTGTCCGCCGGCTTTTTGAGTGTGATCTTGCTGCAGATCTTTTCCTCGACCCATGTGGTGAGGCCTTCGATGATTTCTGTGTTTGTCATGTCTGCGCCTCCTTACATGGTGAGGTTCTGCCTGAGTGCGATCTCTGTGAGGCCCATGGATCCGGCCCACTTCACGACGATCATTTCCATGCCGTCGACGTTGATGATGGACTCCGGACCCCTCTCGGGCGGCAGCTGCGCCGTCTTGCCGAAGATGATCATGTCAGCTTCGACGTGTCCGACGATCCTGCCTTCCTTGATCTTGTTCACGGTGTCCTCATTGACCACGCAGATCACGCTCGTGCCTTCGATCAGGTGAGTCTCTGCGAAGTCGTCCGCGTTCAGAAAAACGCGGTCGAGATCTGCAGCGACCTGATCTTTAAGACTCACTGGCGTCCTCCTTGGTTTTCTTTTTCTTGCCTGCGGCCGCGCTTTCCGCAGGCTTTTCGCTCTTTTTTTCGGGCTGTTCCACGTACTCAGCGACGCCCAGCTCGACCAGTTCGGCCTCTTTGGCCGGAGACTGAACGAAGGGATCAGAGGCCGGCGTCTTTGTTTCGTAGATGCCGGCCTCGTTCTTCGCTTCCGTTGTGTAGATGCCCTTGATGATCTTGATCATGTTGCTGCCTCCTTACACGGGATCAGCAGCACCGACCTCAGGGGCGTCCTCCGGATCTTCCTTGGCGGGTTCGTTTCCGCCTTCTTCGCTGAGGATCTCGTCGATCAGGGCGATCACGTCCTTTTTGGATCTGAGAGCTTTGAGCTCATCATCGGTCGCGCCGACGCTGCGGGCGACGTCTTTGAGCTCGTCGAGCTTCATGTCCTCGTTGTAGACGAGAGCGTCCAGATCTTCGGGAGTCTGATCCGTCTGAGCCGGTTCCTCCGGCTTGGCTGCTGTTCCGTTCACGATGACGGCCACCTTCAGGCTGACCAGTCTGTCAGCTTCAGCGTCGTCCACGGAGAACGGAGCGTCCTCGGCCGTTTTAGGCTCGACGATGTGAGGCTGAGGCCTAAAGCCGTAGGTGCCGTTGATGATTTTGATCTGTTTCATGCTGCTGTGCTCCTTTCTTTGGTGCTTAC